GTGCAATGTATCGATGCTATTGCTAGCATGCAAGGTGATGGTTTTAAATATTATCTACAAGGCAGTGCGGTTAAATATATTTGGCGGCACGAACATAAAGGCAAACCCATTGAGGACTTAGATAAAGCAATTTGGTTCTTGAATAAATTAAAAGAGGAATACAAATGAAACCATTACAAATGCCAATGTTTAGTCCGGAAACCGAATGGATTCCACCGACGCATTTACCAGACTTAAAAGATCACAAAGAAATAGCCATAGATCTAGAGACTAGAGATCCAGGTTTAAAGAGTAGTGGCTCGGGGTCAGTCAATGGCAACGGTGAAGTGGTAGGTATAGCGGTAGCGGTTGAAGGTTGGTCCGGGTATTTTCCAATAGCGCACGAAGGCGGAGGCAACATGGACCGAGCATTAGTGTTAGATTGGTTCGAAGAAGTGTTACATACTGATGCTACTAAAATATTTCACAATGCGATGTATGATGTGTCCTGGATTAGATCTATGGGTTTTTATATTCGTGGTGGTGTTATCGATACTTTAATTGCCGCATCTTTGATTGATGAAAACCGATGGGGTTATGCCCTTAACGCACTCGGTAAACAATATGTAGGTGTCGGTAAAAACGAAAAGATTTTAAATGATGCAGCTAAGTCATGGGGTATAGATCCTAAGGCTGACATGTGGCGCCTGCCAGCACCATTGGTTGGTGAGTATGCTGAACAAGATGCAGTATTAACTTTAAAGTTGTGGCATGCACTACAACGTGAGATTAGTAGTCAAGATTTGTGGGACGTATTTAATCTCGAGACAAACCTATTCCCTTGTTTAATAGATATGAAGTTCAAAGGCGTTCGAGTCGACGCTGAGAAAGCCAACTTACTTAAACAAGAATTGATCAAAGAAGAAAAAAATATCTATCGGGGAATACGTAAGTTGATTGGCTTTGACGTCGAGATATGGGCGGCAGCGTCCATAGCGAAGGCCTTTGACGAAGTTAAACTACCGTATGACAGAACAGAAAAGGGTGCACCAAGCTTTACTAAAAACTTTTTAGCAACGCATCCACACGAGCTACCAAAAGCAATTGCTAATGCACGTGAGATTAATAAAGCGCATACAACTTTTATTGACACTATTATTAAGCATGAACACAACGGTCGTATCCATGCTGATATCAACCAGATCCGGTCGGACGATGGGGGTACTGTAACCGGTCGCTTTAGTTATAGTAACCCCAACCTACAGCAAATCCCAGCACGCAATAAAGATCTTGGACCAAAGATTAGAGCATTGTTTATACCGGAAAAGAATCATACCTGGGGTTGTTTTGATTACTCACAACAAGAGCCAAGAATTGTGGTGCACTTTGCATCACTGTTAAAGTTAGAAGGTTCACAAACTATTGTCGATCAGTACAATGCTGGGGAAGCTGACTTCCATCAGATGATTGCTGACATGGCCGGCATCGAACGTAAACAAGCCAAGACTATTAATTTAGGGTTGATGTATGGCATGGGTAAAAATAAACTTATGGCAGAACTAGGTTTAATGAAAGAAGCTGCAGAAGACTTGATTCGTACCTACCATCAGAAAGCACCGTTTGTTAAAATGTTATCTGAGCAAGTCTCGCGCCGCGCTGATGATAGCGGTAAGATCAGAACGATAGGTGGCCGGTTGTGTCACTTTGATTTGTGGGAGCCGCATGGTTTTGGAATTAAGAAACCATTGCCGCATGCAGATGCGTTGAGGGAGCATGGCCCGGGTATTAAACGTGCGTTTACTTACAAGGCATTAAATAAATTAATACAAGGTTCAGCCGCAGACATGACTAAACAATCTATGTTAGCTTTATATCAAGAGGGTATCATACCACATATACAAGTACATGATGAACTAGACATATCAGTAGAGTCACCAGAACAAGCAGAAAAGATAATAAAGATTATGGAAGCTGCAGTTGAGTTAAGAGTACCAAACAAAGTAGATTTTGAAGAGGGTACTAACTGGGGAGACATACACTAATGAAATGCTGGGCTTGTAATCATGAACTTATTTGGGGTGGTGATCATGATACTGAATGGGAAGAGAACGATGAAGAAGAGCATATGGTAATGACAAATCTATCGTGTCCTAACTGCACCGCAGTAGTTATTGTGTATCATTGTAATGTAGTAATGCCGGATACTAAGAAATAGCATCCGACATATGAAGGTGAGAAGATAGTTTATAATAAATTATAATAAACTCTTGTCAAATGAAATAAAATGACTATATTATCCCATAGTATAACACAAAAAGAAGGAATAAATAATGCCAGATATAAGTAAATTTAAATCAGTATCAGTATCCGTAGATACTCATAACCAATTGGAATCATTAGCTAAAAAACGTTTTGAGGTGCCAGTAAGCATCCAAAAAGTTATTGAATTCATGTTGAATAAAGAAACTAAAAAGAAGAACGGAAAACGTGCCAAAGCTAATTGAAACAATATGCCCACGTTGTGATGGCAACGGTTTTATCAAAATTCCACCAGTTATAGCTACTGTTGGTGATAAGGCTACAGAGATGGATTGTCCTATGTGTGAAGAAATAATTACGCACATGGGCCAACGTATTACTACCCATAATGGTTATGTAATGTTGCCAACAGAACACACTAGAAAGAACGTAGAAGGCGGTAGAGAATCAAAAATTAAATGGTCAGGGGAAACCTTGCCGGAAGTGGGGAAAGAATAAATGAAACATACAATAACATTTACTATTAAAGACGATGGCGTAGAAAATCTTAAGTTTGATAAAAGTTGGAAAAATCAAAACGCTTTTTTTAAGTGGGATCATTTAAATGACTTGGTAGTAATACTAAGTAAAGAATATCACTTAGAGGGTAAAAACTTTGAAGGAGAAAATAAATGACAATTAAATATACAGAAGAACAAAAAAAAGAAATAAGACAACTTTATCAAGAAGGTATGACAAATGCTGAACTGGTAAAACGTTTTGGAATAGGCAAGTCTAGTATAAGTTATATAGTAGACCCAACCCAAAAAGAAAAAACTAATCTTAGAATGAAAAAAAATAGAACTAAATTTAAACGTATGCTTAATGAGTTTGTACACAGACCAGAAAAAATAATTCAAGAAGTTAATGAATATCATAGAGAAGAAAGAAAATTTTATTTTTTATTAAGAAGTTTTTTTAAAGATAAACAAGATAACACTAAAGGAGTAAATATGGGTGAGATAGAAAAAATAGGTAGAGAAGTATTGTGGCCATATGAGGGTAAAGACAAAAATGGAAATGAATATCCATATGTTAGTTGTGCTATAACTGGAAAATTAGGTAGTGTTATGGCTGAAAATAGAAGTCCTGAAAGGATTTCTTTGGACCATAAAATTGCTAAATCAAACGGTGGTATTAATAATTTAAAAACCAATATGCAGCCTTTATTACAAAGTGTTAATGAAATGAAAAGAGATTATTTAGAAAGTGATTTTTTTACAATAATAAAATGGATTGCTGATGGTCCTAAGTATAAAGAATGGGAGAAAAAATTAAATGGAACCGGAGGATGAATACGGATGGTAACAACAAGTAGAACAGTTAAACGAATTAATAATTGTCGTGATATGTTTACTAAAGCACAGTGTCCAAGAATGCGCACTTTGGAAACGTAATTACGAAGTACTAATGAAAAAATATTGGGAGGATGTAAGTGAAAGAATACTCACCGCCGCTGGCCAAGTACATTAATACCAGTTTACTAATGATTGTGTGGTTTTTTTGCCTATCACTTTTGGTTGTAAATTTTAGATATATTGCTAAACTAGATAATACTATAAATACGATGTGGCACGAGATTGAACAGGTGAAAGATACTAATATTAAACTGTACCAATTTATCGAGGAACACGGCAATGGTTTTAAATAAGGAAGATACGATAGTGAGAGCAAAGATTCCAGACCGGATGATGAGTACAACTTTTACTCTACCGATAGATGACCGCAAGGTAGTTGGTATTGTAAACTACACCGCAGATACTAATGGCGTGACGCCGTTGGCATTTTGGGTAAAAATTAAACCTACTGATTCATACCTGGATCGAGAACTAAGAGCGTCCGGTAAATTAATCTCTAGATGTTTACAACACGGTGAAGACTTAAAAGAATTAGCTGACACGTTATCACAAGACAATATTATTGGCCAAATGGTAAATTATTTTACGAAAAATGTAGAAGATATTATTATGGGTGTACCAATAGATAAGAAACAACGCATGTTGTCAACTGACCCGTATGCATCACAAATGAAGGAATAAATTTTATGGGTATATCGAAACAAAAACATTTGAAAGAAATTGAAGAAGAGGCTTATATAGAAGAAGCTGCTGAAGAGATGTTCTTAGATAATATAGCTGACAAAGAACCAGAAGAAGATT